GGTCACGGCGACGGCCAATCCTGCTCAGCGGCAGAAGTCAGGACGGGGCTCCGGTTTCCGGGCCTGATGGCGCGATGACGTACGACTCGGGGGTGTCAGCGGTGATGGTCGCAGGCCGACAGGTCCAGCCGTGGGCTTGAGCGCGCGGGCGTTCGCCAAGAAGGTCGGGGTCAGCCACACCAGCGTCCTCAAGCGCATGAAGGCGGGCACGCTCAGCGTGCTGCCGGACGGCACGCTCGATGAGCGCGTGGCGGTGCGCGAGTGGACGCTGGGCAAGGGCCAGACGAACACCGGCACCCCGGGCGTGGGCGAGCCCGGCGCCGTCTCGACTCAGGCGAGCGCGCGCGCGGCGCTGATGGTCTACAAGGCGCAGCTTGCCCAGATCGAGTTGCAGGTGAAGCGCGGCGAACTCGTCAACGCGGCCGACCATCGCGCCGCCGCGTACACGACCGCGCGCACCGTGCGCGACCTCCTGCTGAGTGTGCCCGCCCGGCTCGCGCCGGTCGTGGCTGGGCTGGGCGGCAGCCCCGAGGACTGCTACGCCGCCATCGAACGCGAGATGTTCAACGTGGTGGACCAGTTGGCTGCCCTTCGTCCCCCCGGCGCGAACGGCAACGGTAACGGAACCGGGGAGGCTGCATGAGTTCGGCGCTGGACCTGTATCTGGAGGCGTGGCGCGACGGCGCTGCGCGCGACCTGCCGCAGACGGTGAGCGACTGGGCAGCGGAGAACCGCGTGCTGTCGGAGATCGCATCGAGCGAGCCCGGCCGCTGGCGGAACGACCGCACGCCGTACCTCGTGCTCATCATGGACTGCCTCTCGCCCGCGCATCCCGCGCGCCGCGTCGTGGTGCAGGCGGGGGCGCAGCTTGGCAAGACCGAGTGCGGCAACAACTGGCTCGGCCACATCGTCCACCGCACGCCCGGCCCGATGCTGTACGTGGAGCCGACGCTCGACGTGGTGAAGAAGGTGAGCAAGCAGCGCATCGCGCCGATGATCGAAGCGAGCCCGGCGCTCCGCAAGTGCTTCGGCGACGCGCGCACGCGCGACTCGGGAAATACTCTCAGCGTCAAGGAGTTCAAGGGCGGGCTGCTGCTGATGACCGGCGCCAACTCTGCCGCCGGGCTGCGCTCGATGCCGATTCGCTTCCTGTTCTGCGATGAGGTGGACGAGTACCCGGGCGACGTGGAAGGGCAGGGCGACCCGGTGAGCCTCGCCGAGATGCGTACGGCCACCTTCACGCGGCGCAAGGTGCTCATGACGAGCACGCCCACGATCCGGGGCGTGTCGCGCATCGAGCGCGAGTACCTCGCCAGCAACCGGCTGCGCTACTTCATCCCGTGCCCGGAGTGCGGCCACATGGACTACCTCCAGTGGACACTCGGCGGGCTCGCGGGCGAGGACGGTCGCCACCACCACATCGTCTGGGAGGGCCACGACAAGTCGAGCGTGCGGATGTGCTGCGCGGGCTGCAACGCGAAGATTCCCGAGAGCGCCAAGACGCACATGCTGGCGCGCGGCGAGTGGCGCAGCACGCTGCCGGAGGACGTGATCTGGGACGGCCAGACGTGGGGCTTCCACATCTCGTCCCTCTACTCGCCGCTCGGCTGGAAGTCGTGGAGCGACTGCGCCGTGGCGTTCTGGGACTGCGCCCACAACCCGTTCAAGCTGAAAACGTGGGTCAACACGGTGCTCGGCGAGACATGGGAGGAGCCGGGCGACTCGCTGGACCACAACGCCCTCAAGGCGCGGCTGCGTCCGTACGCTGCCGAGGTGCCGAACGGCGTGGGCGCGCTCGTGTGCTCGGTGGACGTGCAGGGCGACCGGCTGGAGGCGCAGGTCGTGGGCTTCGGTCACGGCGAGGAGTCGTGGCTCATCGACTTTGAGCAACTGAGCGGCGACCCGTCGCAGCAGGCGACGTGGCTCCAGTTGGACGACTTCCGCGCGCGCACGTACAAGCACGAGAGTGGGCGCGAGTGCCGCGTGGACATGACGGTGATTGACTCGGGCGGCAACCACACCGAGGAGGTCTACCGCTACTGCGCCTCGCGCAAGCGCGCGCGTCCGATCAAGGGCGGCACCACCACCGGGCGCCCGCTCGTGGAGCGGCCGTCGAACAAGAACAAGTACGGCGTGAACCTGTACGTGCTGTGCGTGGACACGGGCAAGGACATCGTGATGGGGCGCCTGATGCAGAAGAACCCGAGCGGCCCCGGGACGATCCACCTGCCCGACTGGGCCGATGACGAGTACCTCAAGCAGTTGACGGCCGAGCGCGCGATCCGCAAGTACGACAAGAAGCGCGGCAGCGTGCGAATCTGGGAGAAGGTCTACGAGCGCAACGAGGCTCTGGACCTGACCGTGTACGCGCTCGCGGGCCTGTACATGATGGGGCGCGGGCTCGTGCGCGACCTGAGCAAGCGCGCGGCGAAGTGGTCCGTGCCGGTGAAGCCCGAGGGCGGCGAGCCGGACGCGGGCTCGGTCGCTGTCGTGGTCGAGCCCGAGCCGGTGCCGCCGAAGCCGCAGCGTGCGGCTCGCCTGCCGGTCGCGGGCCGACGCGGTAGCTGGGTTGGAGGTTGGCGCAAGTAGCCGAGGAAGGAGGACGCGGGTGAAGATTGATGTTCACGTCCACTTGGACGGAACGGAGCAGCAGCGGCGAGTGGAGGACAAACTCGACCGGCTGTTGAGTGCAGTACAGACCCTCATCACGAAGGAGAACCGCATGTCGCAGCAGATGGATGCGCTGGTCGAGCAGGTCGCCAAGACGGACGGCGTGATCGAGTCGGCCGTGGTCGCGTTCAACGGGTTCGGTCGGCAGTTGACCGATCTCCAGAACGAACTCGCGGCGGCTGGTGTGGACACGGCGAAGCTGGACGCGCTCCGCACCGATCTGGCCGCGCGCACGGACGCGCTCGCGGCTGCCATCCCGGCCACGCCGGTCGCGCCGTAACCCGAACGCGAGGGCCGGGCGTCTCCGAGGAGTCGGGCGCCCGGCCGCTCGCTGGAGGCCGCATGGACTTTCCGCAGGTGACGCTTCTGGCGATGTGGGCGCTGCTGCGCTGGACGAATCCGCCGGAGCCGATTGACTCGCTGCGGCTCGTGCAGGTGAAGGCGAACGGCGACACGGTGGCCGCGAGTCTCTACGCCACCACGAGCCCGGCCGTGCTCAAGCGCGCGGGCGTGTCGGGCGCCGCCGACAGCGCGTGGCTCTCGGTCAGCGTGGCGAACGTCGTGGGGCCTGCCGCGATCCGGCTCCACCTGCTCACGCACAACTCGGCGGGCTGGAGCGGGCCGAGCAACGCGCTGTCGGTGTTCTACGCGGCGCGCGACACGTTCTACTTGGGACCGCCCGGGGGCGGGCTCGCGGGCTACGGCTGGTGGCGCGGCCCTCGCCTGTGCTCGTACGCGCAGTCGTTGGGCGACACGTCGCGCGTGCTGTGGCGACACCAAGAGGTCGTGCAGAACGACGCGCGGCACCGCATCTGCCTGCTCTACGGCTACTGCTGTCGGCGCGGCGTACGCGACACCGCGTGGTGCGCGGCGCCGTAGGGGGACCCTCCCCCTCCCCCGGGGGACGGCGATGGGGGGAGGCCCGGCCGGGCGCCTCCCCCCACTCCTACCCGGGTCACGCCCGGCACGACGGGGCTACTGTCGCAGTCCCTCGCCTCTCGACTCGGCGCGCTCCATGAACGCGCGCACGCGGTTCGTCGCGTGCCCGTTGGTGGAGGGTGTGTGCTCGCTGCGACCCTTGGGCATCATCTTCTTGCCCATGCCCTGCGACTGACCGGCGCTCGCTCCAGTCGTGTCGCCGCCCGCGTCCCCACCGGGCGATGAGCCGTTCGCAGCCGCCTCGTTCGCGGCGTCTGCCGGGGAGGTCATCCCCTTGGCGCCGGTCACGTCAACACCCTCCAGTTCCGCGATGACCTTCTCCTCGGCCAACTGTTCGATGACCTCCTCGTAGTCGAGGCCCTGCTCCATGCACACGAGCGTGCGCGAGTACGTGCCGCTGGCAATCGCCTCGTTCGCCGCGCGCGTGTCGTTGAGCGGGTCCACCCACAGCCACCCGCGACCCTGCCAGAGAGCCTCGCGGAATCGCTTGGGGTCGCGCTGGTCGAGCACGAGCGCGCCCGTGAGCCGCCCCATCTGGAGCCAGCGGCGGTGGACCGGCGCGTAGAACTGCTCGGAGAGCCAGACGTGCAGCATCTTCCACACGTCGCGCTCGATGAGCAGGCCGGAGCGCATGGACGAATAGTTGACGCCCTCCAGATCGTTGCACAGCGCGTTGTACGACACGGCGAGGCCGGTCGCCACACCACGCAGCACGGTCTTGATGAACGACGGGTACTGCGATGTGGGATGCGTCGGGTCCCACGCCTGA